GTTTGGAATAGAAGGACTCTCAGATAAAACAAAAAAGATGTATAAAACTAACGAAGAATCTAAAGTTAGAATCATACATTACGTTGGACCAAGAGAAGATGTAGATACAATAAATATAGCAAAGGGATTCAATTTTGTTTCCATATATTTCGAAGACGGAGAAAAGACTACACTTAAAGAAGGTGGGTTTAAAACATTTCCATATTGCGTTCCACGTTGGTCTAAAGTTTCCGGAGAAGTTTACGGACGCTCACCCGGAATGAAGTCTCTTCCAGATACGAAGATGATTAATACTGTTATGCTTACAACAGTTCGTGGAGCACAAAAAGTAGTAGACCCATCTATCATGGTTCCAGACGATGGATTTATTCTTCCTGTTGATTTAAATCCGGGTGGAGTAACATACTATAGAGCAGGAACACAAGATAGAATAGTTCCTATTGAAACAAAAGGTCGCGTAGATTTTGGATTCCAATTAATGGATGACATTCGTTTAAGAATCAGACAAGCATTCTTCATTGACCAACTTCAATTAAATGAAGGTCCTCAAATGACCGCTACTGAAGTTATGCAGAGAACAGAAGAGAAACTTCGTCTAATGGGTCCAGTACTAGGTAGACAACAATTTGAATTACTTTAACCACTCATTGAAAGAACCATGATGATTGCCATAGAGAAAAAGAAAATACTTGTTCCTAAAGAACTACAGGGAGAGTTAGTAGAAGTAGTTTACTCTTCACAAATAGCTAAAGCACAACGGGCCACTGAAACAAATAACTTTATCAGAGTTATGGAAATAGTAGGACCTATTGCACAAATACAACCACAAATTCTAGATAACGTTAATGGAGATATGCTCCTTAGACATACAGCTAAAATATTCGGAGTACCTGAAATCATTCTTAATACTGAAGATGTTGTACAAAGTACTAGACAAGCTAGAGCACAAGAAGTACAAAAGCAGAAAGACATGATGAAAGAACAACACGAGACAGAGGTAGCTGAAAAATTAGGTAAGACCTACTCTACTGTTAGCTCTTCTCAACAGGAAGTTCCCGAAGAAGAAATAGAAGATTAATAACTAGGGGATTAAAATGTTTTTTACAAGAACACAGAAAGACGCTGCAAAACGTCAGATGGAAAGAATTGTCCTTTACAAAAAAGTTTTCTCTGGAGAGCACGGCTCCTCTCTATTAAAAGATTTACTTGTTAGATGTCATATTAAGGAATCTACGATGTGTAAAGACCCATACGATACAGCATTTAAAGAAGGAGAACGTTCTATAGGTTTGTTTATTCTATCTCAGTTAGGTTATGATTTAGAAAAACTAGCTTTATATATTTCTAAAAACGAAAACCTCGTCAATAACGACGTGGTACAATAAAGGGGCAATTCATGGGCGCAGACTCATCTATCCTAAGTAATCCACCTTCACAAACAACACCTCCAACAGCACCAGTAACGACTCCTCCTGTTACTACACCTCCATCATGGAAGGATTCTCTTCCTGAAACTATTAGAGGAGAAGCATCTTTAAAAGCAATTGAATCAGTAGATGCATTAGCACAATCCTACATCAACGCACAGAAGATGATTGGTAAAGACCGTATCGTAGTTCCAAATCAAAACTCAGCAGAATCAGAATGGACTGAAGCGTTTAAAAAACTAGGTCTTCCTGAAACAGTAGACAAGTACGAAGTTAAAGCAGACCCAGAAATGCCCGAAGAATTTTTGAAGCAGTACAAAGCAGAAGCTCACAAAGCAGGCGTACTTCCTAAACAGGCTCAAAAACTTATTGATTGGTTCAACACTACTTCCAAAACAAACATGGAAACTCAGAAGACCCAAGTAAAGCAGCAGATTGAAAAAGACTTGGGTAAACTTAAAGAAGAGTGGGGGCAGGCATACGAACCCAAACTTGAGAAGGCGCACGTTGCTGCAAAGCATTTCGGGGGTGACGAGTTTATCAACTATCTAAAGGTAACTGGTTTAGGAAACGATGCAGGAATCATTAAACTATTCGCTAAGATAGGAGATACATTAGGAGAAGACGTATTTAAAGGTACTACTATGACTAGGTCATCTGGTATAACTCCAGCGGAAGCAAAGAGTCGTATTGGTGCAATCATGTCTGACCGAAGTCATCCTTACTACCTAGCGGGACATGCAAACCATGCGCAGGCTGTGGCAGAGGTAAATGCTTTATTTCAGGCACAGTTACAAAATTCTTGACAAGATACTTAAATAAGGGTTATCCTGATGTCATGTGAACATCGGGGTAGCCTTTTAGGTCCTATAAAAAGTGTTCACTAGTGAGACCTCGCAAGAGACAATCAAACGCAAAAACAGTTCAAATTTAACAACAACACTAGGAGAATACGATGTCCTCACAAATTACAGAAGCACAAGTCAAGCAATTCAGTGCAAATATCTGGTTCTTGGCGCAGCAACAAGGTTCTAAACTTCAGGGAAAGGTTCGTAACGAATCTTTAAAAGGAAAAGCTGGTTTCTTCGATTCAATCGGAGCAGTAACAGCAGTAAGAAAAACATCACGTCACTCAGCAACACCACAACTCGATACACCACACGGCAGACGTATGGTTACTATGGCTGACTATGAGTGGGCTGATTTGATTGATGACCAAGATAAACTCAGAATGCTCTTCGACCCAACAAGTGCATATGCTCAAGCAGCATCATGGGCTTTCGGTCGTAGTAAAGACGATGTTATTATTGCAGCAGCTTTCGCTACTTCTTATGCAGGAGAAGAAGGAACTACAGCAGTAAGTTTAGCATCTGCTCAGAAACTAGTAGCTTTCGACGGTTCAACAACTACAGGCGTAGGCCTCAATGTTGATACACTCAAAAAAGCAAAAAGATATTTCGATGACCACGATGTTATCGCTCCATTGTTCATGGTAGTAGACCCAGCAGCTATCGAAAATCTTTTGAACGAGACAGAAGTAACTAGTTCAGATTTCAACGTAGTAAAAGCACTTGTTAATGGTGAAGTTAATTCCTATATGGGATTTGAATTCATCAAATCAACAAGACTTGCTAGAGCAGCAGCAGCTACTACTTATACAGTAACAAGCGGTCTAGAAGGCGCAGGAACAGGAACACTCGCAGCTAACGAAAGTAAGTGTTATTTCGCTTGTACAAAAGAAGCTCTTCTTCTCGCAGTTGGTGAAGATTTCGTAGGAAAAGTAGACGTTCTTCCAGAAAAATCATACAGCACACAAGTATATGCAAGAATGTCAATCGGTGCAACTAGAATGGAAGAAGCACAACTTCTCGCTATCTACGCTAAATCAGTCTAATAAAATCTAGGGGGTCTTCGGACCCCTTTACTTAAGGAGTAAAAAATGGCTACAGAAAGATACGGTGTAAATTACAACAAAGCATACGTTGCAGTACCAGCGGTTATTGCTCCAAAAGGCTCACAATCTGGTAAGTCACGTCACTGCTTTGATTATTATCAAGCATCAACAATTCTTGCTGATGACGATACCATCAAGTTGTTCAAACTCCCAGCAGGAGCTAGAGTAATTGATATGAAGATTAAGACTAGCAAGTCAACATCTACAGGCGGTATCAACATCGGTTGGTCAGCAAATGGTGTAGATGCGGCTGACGAAGACGGCTTCTGCGCTATCGCAGACGTGCATACAGCAGCCCTCTTATCAAGTCCATTGATTGCTAACCCAGGAATTTTGAAGGAATTCACAGTAGAAACTCAAGTTGTAGCTCAACTTTCAGCAGCTATCGACGCTACAGATTTTCTTCTTGAAGTAGCTTGCGAATACGTAGTAGACTAGTTCATATACGATGCAGCATCACATTTGCCTCCTAGCTAAATACTAGGGGGCGAATTTTTCATGTGAGGTTTTATGGCTTCCGAAGTTTCAATTTGCAATTCTGCTTTAATTAAACTCGGAGGAGAATTAATTACCTCTCTATCCGGAACAGATAAAGCGTCCATTCTTTGTTATGAGATGTATCCTACACTTAGAGATGCGCTCCTTTGTTCACACCTATGGAACTTCGCAGAAGGCACGTACACATGTCCAGAGATAATAGGCGGCTCTAATTGGGAATATGAACACTCGTACCAACTTCCTACGGATTGCTTGAGAGTAATTTCTGTAGACGTAGACGCTGATGTAGAGTGGAGAAGAATGGAAGGAGTAATTTTTACAGATTATTCTGAATCAACGGGCCTTAATATAAAATACGTCAAAGCAGTTACAGACCCAAACAAATTCTCAGCAATGTTTAGAGAAACTTTAGCTCTATATATAGCTTCTGAAATAGGATTCTCCATTACACAAAGTACTACACAAGTAGATAAGATAGTAGCAAAATTAGAAAAACAATTAAAAGAAGCAAGACATATAGATTCGCAAGAAGGAACCCCTAAATCTATGTTCAGTGACACCTTCATTGCTTCGAGGGCATAATGAAATTTAATACGATTCAAAATAACTTCCAATTTGGTTTGCTTGGAAAGAAGATGTGGGGAGCGCATGGAAGTAAGCAATACGCAGCAGGATGCAAGCAATTAGAGAATATGCTTGTGTATCCTCAGACTGGAGTAGAACGAAGACCCGGAACTATCTATGCATTGACCGCTCCTACAGGAACAAGCGGAGCAACTACAAATCAAACCTTTGC